ACTACAACAAGTACTACAACAAGCACAGCGAGTTCAACAAGTACTTCGACAAGTACTACAACTACTGAGTCTCCGTAAACTAAGGACATTAACAATAGAACACAAAGATTCTATAAAATTTGTTGAGGATGTATGCAGTGAGGACGCCGTAGTTTGGGCTGAGACACGGAATATACAATTGCAAGGTGGAGTCTGGTCTTTTGATGACCATCCATTTCTAATAGAGCCTATGCAGATGCCCAGACTCCAAAGAGAGGGAAAAGCTCCAAGACGGATGTGTGCTATGAAGGCTACCCAACTGGGATGGACTGAAAGCATGGTTATCCTCGTTTTACATGGGATGATATACAAGCACTATCCAAGAGGTGTTATGTATCTGTTTCCGACAGCAAGAGAGGTCAGCGAATTTTCCAAGTCAAGATTTGCTACACTCATAGGTGCGAATAAATCTAATATCGGGCAATATGTACGAGGAGTCAATATTAAAGGTGTGGACACGGCGAACCTGAAGAATATAAACGGAGGTATGCTGTATCTCAGAGGTGCAAGACTGTCTATGAGTCTGGAAGCGGGGAATAAGGAAGGAGCACAATTACGAGGACTGCCTGTAGACCATATTGTCTTTGACGAATTAGACATGATGGACTTCGAGGATGTTATTGCAAAGGCTGAGGGAAGACTCTATGCAAGCACAGTAGGGACTACAGCGTTTATATCAAACCCAACACTGCCTGAAAGAGGGATATCGTCTGTATTCGGAAAGAGCGATCAGAGGTTCTGGCATAGAAGGTGTGGATGCGGAACGTGGACATGTGCAATAGACCATTTTCCTGATTTAATAGGAAAAGATAAAGACGGTAAAGGGTATGTAGCGTGTAAGAAATGCGGTAAACCTACAGACTTCAGAGTTGGAAACTGGGTTGCGAAGTATCCGAGTAAATCTGATTACATGTGGGGATATCATTTATCGCAGCTTGAATCTAATCTGCCGATTAACGACCCGATGGAAATACTCCGAGCGTATAATGATCCACCTAATAATAATTTAGGCGATGTTATACGACTTAGACTTGGTAAACCGTATATAAGTGCTGAGGAATGTCTTACATCGGGACAAGTCTTGTCACTATGTAATATATCGAGATTGCAGGCGGACAGACATCCTGGACCGTGTGCTATGGGTGTGGATGTACGGAAACACAAGAATGTGGTTATAGGTTGTAGAAGTGGTAGAAATAGGTATTCGATACTTAGAGTAGCACGAGTCTCCGATTGGGAAGATATACTGCGGATGGCACAGAGATTTAATGTCAAGTCTTGTGTGGTGGATATACGTCCGTATGAAGATGCGGCAAGACTGTTTCAGAAGAAGATGAAATGCAAGACATGGTTATGTGAGTATAAAGAAAGTATGCCAGGTGGAACGATATATCACGAGCAGACAGGAGTGGTCAAAGCAGGAAGAACGGAAGTATTCGACGCTACTCACAGATGGATAGCGGATGAGCAAAGTATAGAGTTACCGGCACTGTGTCCTGAGGTGAGGCAGTTTGCAATAGAATGCTGTAACGCTGCGAAAGTAGAGGTAGTTGATAAAAGGACGAAACAGTTAATATATAGATATAGTAAGTTGAAAGGCGATGAGCCGGATGATTACAGACATGCGTTGAATTACTTCTATCTCGCAGCAGCAGAGGGACATCTCGCAATAGTGGATGGAATGTTCAGAAAACGAAGACAGACTCATGCGATTAATGATTACGTGAGGAATTAATCTTGGAAAAAGGCTGGAGAAAAACATTCGACAACATACACTCAAAGATTATGGATGGGCATAGCAGAGGTGTATGTGACAGAGAAGGCAGGACAGTCAAGACCGCATCAGGAAGACCGATAGCAAAACCCCGCTCAATGGGATACCATAAAACACTATGTAATAGATGTCATCAATGGTACTATGGAGAACATAGTTGTGATAATTAGTGCATGTACTGACATTGAAGAACTAAGAAGTCTTGGTCAGGAATGGCTCGATAGTCTCCATGCGGATGCTTATGGTATGGATACTGATATTGAGGTGATTGCTGCTGATTTAGAAATGTGGCTGGAGGAAGAAGGTACAGTACTCGTAGCCAAAGAAGAGGATGAAGTCATAGGACTTATAGCAGTCTTCGCAGTGCCAAGTTATCTTGGTAAGCAGAAGATAGCGGTTAATAAATACTGGTATGTAAGAGATGGTTATTACTTTGCAGGACCGAAACTGTACGTAAAAGCTCTCGAATGGGCGAGGTCACACGAATGCAGTCATCTACTTACAAGTGGTTCTAAAATGGCTTCCGACAGACACGACTCGATATGCAGGTTTTTGGAGAAGACGGGAGCAAAACACTTTGAAACAAGTTATGTATATGAAATTAGACAGGATGAAGAGTTATGAGTTCTACATTTATGCCTGGTAGGTATTTAGGAGAAAGAAACGGAAAACCCGTTTATGGAATTAGGTTGGCTAACAGGTCGTGGAGAGAAAATCGAAGCTCGTTCACTCCTCCAGGTCCGCCAGCAGGCGGTACAGAAGGCGCAGGCTCAAGTAGAATTGGAGGTTCATACGTGACCAAAATTGTTGAGGATGAAGCAAACAGACCGAAAAGCAAACGCAGAAAAAAGATTCAGCAGTCTTAACTGTATTAGTATGAGGACTTAACATGAGTTCATTATTCAAAACGCCGAAAATGCCCAAGACAGCGTTGCCTGTGCCGGAAGCACAGCCTATACCAGAAGTGGAAGAACCAGATGATATAGTAAGGTTTATGAGGAAAAGGCGTGGAAGGGCCGGAACAATTCTTACAGGTGCCTTGGAACCGATGGACACAGGGAAAAGAACTTTGCTGGGATAAATAGAAATGGCGGAAGAAGCTAAAGATATTACACAGCCATATACGAATAAAGCTAAAGAACTAATAGCTCTGCGTGATAGAGAAAAGGCGAGGCAGAATAATTTCCGCAGTCTATGGCAGAGTACGGCAGATTTAATATTTCCGCAGACACACGGAATTACAAGCACTGTATTTGCTGGGACTGATTTGATGACACATCTATTCGACACGACAGGACTGGAAGAAGCGGAGAATACATCTTCCAATATAGTCTCGTCGTTGTTTCCGCCAGGTCAAAGATTCTGGAATGTATCAACACCTCATTACCTGGATGATGATGAGGAGGTAAGTGAATACCTTCCCTATCTGGTAGAACAGGTACATGAGAATATATTCAACTCGAATTTCATCGCACAGATATCAAACACAGTACATTACTGGTTTGTCTTCGGTACAGGTGCGATATACAGTGACTGGACTACCAAACTCGGATTGAACTACAGAGACTATGCAATAGGCAGTTATCAATGTATAGAAAACGAAGCGGGGAATATAGATACGATAATTATCACATGTCCCATGACTGCCGCACAGATTATAGAAAAGTTTGGATTCAAAGAAGAGATAGTAGGAAAGTCTGTAATAGAAGCATATGGAAAACCCGAATCAAGGCATAATGTATTTAATATCATTCATTATATAGCACCGAGGAAAGAATATGATCCGAATCCGAATCTGAGAAGCAGTATAGCCGCGCCATTCCAGTCAATATTCATACAGGAGAAGGATGAGAAGTTAGTCGAAGAGGGTGGATTCGATGAGTTCTCCTTTGCAGTTCCAAGATACCAGGTTATATACGGAGAGACATATGGCAGGGGAAGAGGCACTATGATGCTTCCCAAAGTTAGACAGCTTAACAGGAGAGCCAAAGACTACGATGAGATGTCTAATAAATGGGTCAATCCGCCTAAGGAAGTTTTAGAGTCTTTTGACGGTACGGTAGATGTGACGCCAGGAGCACTTAACTATGTATCTCAAGTTGACTCTATCAAGCCTATAGATATGGGTGCTTCCGGAGCATATCCAGTTACAAAGGATATACTCGAATATTATAGAGAGGGTGTGAGAGAAGGATTTCTGCGAAGTGCTTTCGAGCCGATTACACCGCTAAAAGGTGATAGACGTAATCAGATGGAGATTGTTGAGAGGCTGAGTGAAGGACTTAAAAAACAGTCACGACCATTTGGAAGACTCTTCAGTGAATTACTCGCACCGATAGTAATCAGAACTATAAGACTTCTTGTGAGGAATGGCAGAGTTCAGCAGCCTCCACAATCTCTACGCGGCGTGCCGATGAAGATTGAGTTTGTAAATCCTCTCGCACTTGCATTGAGAGACCAGCAGGCTAAAGGAGGTCAGTACTGGGTTGCGGCACTTGGTGAGGCAAGGCAGATATTTCCTAATGTTACGGATAACGTCGATAGTGACAAGTGGAGCAGGGATTTGGGTAAGTCGTTTGGCGTTAAAGCGGATCATATAAGGCCGATGAGTGATGTACAAGAGATTAGAGAGATGAGACAGCAGAAACAACAGGAGATGGAGCAGGCACAGTTAGCCGCTCAAGCTGCGGAGAGTTACGGCAAGGTGACGAAAGCTCCCGAACCTGGAAGTCCTCTTTCAGAGGGTGAAGAGTAGTATGAATAATACAGAGGCACTATATTGTTTCTTCAAATGGCTTGCCGATCAACCCCGTACATATATGATTGGCGGAGGCTATCACGGTGGTGATGTCCATATGGCATTATCGGCCTTCTGTACTGAGAATGAGTTGCCATTTTTAGAAGATGGATGGGAAACTAAAGCGAAGATACCTCAGAATCCAAGAGCGCCTATGAGTAAAGACAAAGCAAAGAGAGGATACAGAGAGAAATGAAACTCAGCGGTAATAGAATAAAGATGAGTGACGGCTCTGGCAAGGGCGAACTTCGAGCGTTAAGTGCACGCGATTAAGAGTGGTTGGAAGCCTAAAGGTAAGGGAAAGAAGAGGAAGTAAATATGGCCCTAAGATGGAATAGAAACTTAGTATTAGCGTATAAGAACACATTCGAGTCGCCGGAAGGAAAACTCGTACTTGAAGACTTATGTAAGAGAGCACCATTAATAAGGAAAGGCCTCAACGG